CACACCTACCAGGTGTTTGCTTATGCCATCTGCTATCTATCATTTCATCGGCAGCTTTTTCCATATCGCCATCTCTCATAGCTTGCCAAAACTTTTTAAACTTAGAAAACCTTGGTCCACCAAGTTGATACACGCATTCAATGATTACGCATTTTTGAATATGATTAACTTCTATATCGCCAATTAATTTCTCAGCACTTTGTAAAGCAATATTAAAATCTTTATCAAAACACTTCTCAGCATCTTCAATGGAATAATTAACACCTTCAACATAGTCATCGGTATCCAAAACCATATGACCCCAAAAGATAGTAGGAATACCCAAGCTATCCCTGTAAATATGATCTCTATACCCTTCGTGTTCTTTAATGCTTTCTTTGAGTTCAGTATAATCTGCCATAATTCTTCAATCCTTTTCTGGGTTAAAATTAATAATTTTAACACCTAGTCTTTTTTGTTCTTTAGTTCTTGGTCTATTAATCTTAGACCCATCTTTGCGGTAGTTTCTTGTCTTGACATCATAACTTCTGTACTCCCCCGTTTTTATATTCAAAGTTAATATGTCTACTGGACCAGCTCCTATTGGTTTAAAGACAATTAAGTTTGGATCCTTTGCAAATTTAGCAGCAGCTAATAGTTCATTAGATAAACCTTTAGCAGCTGTAATCCTATTTCGTGAAGAAGTAGAAGATTGAGCCAAGCAAACCCCCAATAAAGATTATTATTGCGGCAGCACCTTTTCCTACATTCATAAAAGTTTTTAATTCTCTAATGTCTTTTCTCATTTCGTCTAGCAGTTTAAAAATTGTTTTCATCCTCTCTGCACAAACCTTTTCATGGTAAGATATTCTTATTCCATTACGATCTTCAACATTAGATAATACAGATTTTCTTTTTTTACGTTTCATAACTACTCTTACAAGTGAACCTAATGAATATCTTATGTTCATTAGTATCTACTTTTCCTATTTCAGTTTGTTTTTTTATTGCCTCCTTATAACCAGCTTGTAAGCAATCATAGTAGTTGTCATAAGTAGTAGGCATTTGATGTGGAGTTAAGCAATCTCCTTGAACTGCGCTACACATAATCATAATTAGTAGCACCTTCATAGTGTACTTCTCCTCTTATTAATTTTGTTATTTTATTTAATTATCTTGCTGCGTAGCTTCTGGTAACTTGTTACCTAGCTGCGTTAGCTTCTCGTTAATTTATTAACGAGCATTGCAAGGTACTCCATTAGAATTTACGAATGGTGCTTCTGCGAAGGCTATGTAGATAAATGTTTCTGTTGAGTTCCATTTATTATTACTATTTCTTAATTTAAAACCATTACTTAAAAGATCAAGATAGACTGTGCCTGATCCTTCAGCATTATTTAAACTAGGATATAACAAATGGTTCGCACCATTATATGGATCTCTTTTGGTATCCCAAATATTCCAATCTTTTGCAGTTTCAGTATTTTTTAAAATAATCATAGCTGGTCGAAATCCTGTATAAACAAATGTACCATCAGCATTTCCATTTCCTGTGTATGAGCCAAACTTGCTGAAACCTTGTTTTTCACTCCATAGATAAGCAATTATTTTTTCTGTATTACCACCAGTTCCAGCACCTACATCACTCTCATCTCCAATAGTAAAAAGAGTGCTTGTTGGTGCAGTATCATTGAATATACCATCATCATCTGTTGTTACACTATTACCATTTAAACCCAAGTAATCTGTTTCTGGTGCTGATGTATTTTTGTGATGATAAACAATCCAACCATTAGTATCATCTCTATTTTTAATAATCATTAAATGAGGAACTGCTGAAAGTGAATGACCAACTGTTTGATCGTTACTGTTATTTCCTGTATAAGATGTGATTGAAAAACCAGCTGTAGTATCTACACTTACAGTAGAAGTTATATCTCCACTACTATTTGAAGCTGTTGAACCACCAGCTTTCCAGCACCAAGCTACAAAAGTTCTGCTACCTTCATTCGTATAATGGTCGCCACCAGAACTACCAGCAGCTAGAGTAAAACCATTAGAAGTGAATGCAGAAATATAACCATCTGTTTCTGCTGAAGTTCCACCTTCTAATGTAGTGTCGTCTGGTTGTAATTCTTTATCATTACCAGCACCTCTAACACTATCTAAAAGAATATGTGGAACAGCATGTGATCTGCATTTATACCAGAGTAAATCTGGTTGCATATTTTCATCGCCACCAAAAGTTATTGTTCTTGGATTTGAGCCATTTCCAGTCCAGAGAACTGACTGAAAATATAATTCTGGATTGTCTATTGTTGTATAAGCCATTATCCAAACTCCGCTAAATTCTTTGAACATAATGCGTAATATCCACTAGGTACTGCGTATTCAAAATTGCCATAACCAGCTCCATCTGCGTTTCCTGATGAGATACTAAATGATGGGTTGCCGAAATTAAATGAAGTGCTTGAAGAAATAGACCAACTAGCATTACTTATTGATGGAAGATAAGTTCCACTAGGTAAATTACCAAATGAGCCTGTTCCTGTTGAGCCTGATGTTGGATCGCCACTATTTAACCAACTTCCATTTTTAGAAAAATAAAATTTACCATTATCAAAATCAAAAGCAACTCCTATAATATCATTATTACTTACTGAACCTAAATTATTATTTTGATTTGTACCACCAACAATAGCATATAAATTATCGCTACCATTTATATATAAACCATAAGTAGCAGAACTATCTAATGTATAACCAGTAACAGTGAACCAAGGAGTAACACTGTCTAAAGAGTAGGCAATAACTGTTTCAGTTGCTTGTAAAAGTTTTGCTTCAAAATACCATTTACCAGTTGATAAACCAAATGTCATTCTTGTTCCACCATTTGATGATGAATTACCAGCTGAACTCCATTCAGTATTACCATTTGAAAAGGTAGCTTGAGTTCCACCTATATATGTGTCTAAAGAATTTAATGTTGCAAAATTATTAGTCGGTGTATCTGTAGCTTGATCTACACTTGTTAAATTATTTACAGTAAAGTTATTTCCATTTCCAGATACATCTGCACCTAGACTACCAGAGTTTTCAAAATCTAAATAAAATCCATTTGTACCAAATGTTAATCCTGATACATTTTTTGGTTTCCAAATTGTCGGACTATCTTCGTCAAATTCTCCGAAATCTGTAACTGCGTTTTGTGTGCCATCTATCCAACAAACCTCTGACATATAACCATCAAAATTTGCTTCAGTATCATAATTTCTACCTATACAAGCAACAACACCATTACTATTAAAATTAAAATCTAAATTTTGTGATGGTGCAGTATTTGTTTCAAAAGATGTTTCTTGTATTCCATTAACATAAATTTTAATTCTATTATCTGCTGTTCCTTGATCGCTGTCAAAAGCAACGCAAATATGATACCAAGCTGAACTATCTCTAAATAATCTATTTGTTTGTTTTCTGTAAATAACAGAGCCTGTATATCTTATTACATCTAATCTTTCTCCATTAAATCTAATCCAATCTCCTAATGATGTTCCTGAAGTTGTAGTATTCCATGAAATTAAATATTGATAACCTAAATTAGCTCTTTTAACCCAAGCAGAAAAAGTACCTTGTCTTTGATCTCCAGCAGTTTGTGATCTTGTTAAATGATCTGTTGAATCATCATTAAACCTACAAGAGTTGGCTACTTCGTAAGCACCACCTAAAGCTGTTGCTACATTACCTGATAAAATTGGTATCATTAACTCTCCAATGTTGGCAGTTCGCCTAATGGTCTTTCCATTACAACTGGATCTCCTTCATCCGCTGTATTGACATAAGTATATAAAGTTTCAAGAGCTGGTGTATCAGCAGCGTTTGTAATTGCTGTTTCTTGTTCAGCAGCTTTTGTTCTTACTGCTGCTCTATGAGTTGTGATTGATGATGGTACTGCTGTTCCAGCATCTGCTTTTCTAGTTATGTACCAATCCGTATCTTGTAATATTCCAGCAGCTTGTTGTTTAACTGTTCTAATTAATTTTGTTTTTAATCCTTCAACAGCAACATCGCCAACATCTTTACCATCTGGTATTTTACCATCTGTTTTATCTTGTGATGTCCATAAAGTATCTGCGTGTTTTTTAGGTGTAGCTGAGCCATAACTTGCTGTAATTTTTCCACCAGCAAAAGCAAATGATTGATTAGTATTGATATACCATTTCTCATCTTTTTTATTAGTGTTATCAAATTCTACTTCATAAATACCTTTAGCTTCTAGTTCAGACTTGCTCCATAATTCAAATATTTTTCTTGAATAACGAACATCGCCAATAACCATACCTTTTGGTTTATTTATTATTTTTGTAATTGATCCTGATTCTACTAATCCCCACATATTATCTCCTATTAACTTTCACTTAAATTCATTGTTCTACCAACTTCTTGCCAAACTGCTCCGTTGTATCTAAAGATATGGATGTCAGTTTTTCCATCCGTTGCAGTTTCAGTTGGTTCTGTTGATGCTGAAAATTCAAATACTGTATTCCAACCAATAGTATGAGAACCATTATAATTTAATTCTAAACAAATAAACGCACCTTCTGTTGCATTACTTGGTGCAGAGAAAGTAGTATTTTCTGATGTCTGATGATATGCGTTTGGTTTAGCTTGTGCATCCCAGGCAACAGCATTCGATGATGAAGTAATTGCTTGTTGTGGAATATAAGCTAAATCATTAAATTTAATTGTTCCTGTTCCATTTGTGGTAATGTCTATATGACCGTTTGCTCCGTCTGCAATTACAATAGAGCCAGAGTTTGTTCCATTATTTGTATTTAATGTTAAGTCTCCAGTTCCTTGTGTGGTAATTGTAGCATCAGCATTATTATCGCCAACTTGAACTGTATCTGCTCCAAGATTTACATCTCCAGTTCCATTTGGAATAATGTCAATATCTCTGTTTGAAGTTGAAACTATATCATAAGTAACAACATCTAAATCTCCAGCAAGTTGAGGAGAACTATCATCTGTAAGATCAGACATATCTCCAGTTCCATCAGCTCCAGAAGGTGTAAAGTGAACTCCTACTCCATCAGTATTTGAAAATGAACCATTTGAAACAATGTGTGTAACTGGAACTTTAGTATAACCAGAAGCATCCGTTACAGCACCAGTAACTTTAAAAATAGCATAAGTTGATGCAGTTCCTTCTTTGGTAACAGAAACATATCCTCTTGCTGTTGAATTAGATACATCATCCCAAGATTGAACAAAACCAGAAATATCAGCAGATGCGTCATCAGCATCATCTACATATAAAATTGAAACTGAACCAACAGTACCATTATTAAAAGCAATTTTTCCAGCACCTGGATCAGCATCAGAAGTTGATGAACTCCAAGTCATTGAAAGTTGAGAGTTCGTTCCCGAAGCTCCCGTACTTCCTGTTGAACCCGTACTACCAGTAGAACCAGTTGCTCCAGTATCTCCTTTTAAACCAGTCATTGTGAAATGAACTGAAAGTTCATCATCAGCAGAAAAAGTATTATTAGATGATAAGTGAGCTACTGCTAACTTATTATAACCCGAAGCATCTGTTGAAGCTCCAGTTATTTTAAATCTTGCATAAGTGGTACTGTCATTAATATCTACGATATGAACAAATCCTCTAATTGTTGATGTGCTATCATCCCAAGCCAAAACATCTGTAGAAACAGTTGCTCCATTAGCATCATCATCATCAATATAGATTGCTGTAGCACTTGCATAAGTACCATTATTAAATCTTAAATATCCGCCTCCAGGATCACTATCCGTTGTTGATGTTGCAAATTTATAATAATAACCAGGAATTGCACCATCTTCTCCAGAAGGAACAAAAGATAAAAATACCTTATCATTATTTGCTAAAGCTCCAGCACCATCAATATAAGTTAAAGCTAATTTAGTATAACCAGATGCGTCAGTAACAGCTCCCGAAATTTTCCAGACGTGCCAAACATCTAAGGTATTAGATTTTGTAACTCTTATTCTTCCTCTGTTAGTCGCATTACCAGTTACATCATCAAAACTTTGCACCCAAGCAGAAACATCAGTTCCATTAGCTTCATCATCATCCACATAAGCAATGGTTGCAGATGAAAGAGTTGCGTTATTAAATCTTATAAATCCACTTCCTGGATCTGCATCACTTGTAGTTGTTGAATAAGTAAATTGTGCTGCATCTCCACCAGCCGGTAAGAAATCACTTACTGTCGTTAGATTGCCATCGCTGTCAAATCCTAAAGTTTTACTAGCTCTGTCTGTTGCAGACGTAGTAAATTCAGCTGAAGTAATTGTATTTGTTCTTGAAACTTTAAATGATCTATCTAATTCTTCTTGCAGCTCTTGTGTCTGCATATTAAGTTTATCAAGAGCGTCTTCATGCGTTTCAGCTGGAAACGGATCGTTTGCTACATAATCTGTTTCTTGCGTTAAAGCAGTATTACGTCTTATAACTAAAGTTGTACCTGATGCCGGAGCCGTAACCATAGTTACAGTTCCACCACTAGCTCCGTTATCAGAAATAGAATAATTAGTAGAACCAGAACCTTCAGATTTAACTGTTTCAGTTCCAGTAGCCGATCTTTCAATTACTGTTATTTCAGATGTAGAATTAATAGGAAATGTATAAGCAAACTCTGTAGTAGAGCCATTACCCGAATAACTATTCTTAATTGTTGTTGTTGTTACTGTCATAATTTTTATAAGTTGTTGTGAGAAATGTATTTTGTAGGCGTTATAATCCTACTATATGTTTCTCTATATTTAAAAATGTCTATACTGTCTATCCTTTTTTATGGTTTAAAATAATAAGTTTGACCCCGTTGTTCCTCATGTCTATCCCTCATTCTCTCAAAGAAACCAGGATCTAGCATTTCTTTGATTTGGTAACCTATTAAGTAGTCGTAGGCAGCTTTCGAATAATACATATTTAAAAAAGGTATATTTCCTTCGGCAAATTGCAAAAATTTCTTACCAGCTTTTTGTGGTTTATTTACATTTTCTACAATTCCTATAATTTTAGAAATATCTCCAGCTGTGGGTCCCATAATACTATCCCATTTTCCACCGCCATACTCATTTTTTAAATTTCCAACAATAAAATCTCCATAAATACCTAAACCTCCACCTTGCAATAAAGCTTGTTTAACAACGCCTGGATTTGATGGATCTCTTGGGGATCTTCCTTTAAGCATATCTTTAACTGACATTGCAATATAACCAAACATGGTTGCTAAAATTAAATTAGCACCTAGACCAGTAAATCTTGATAAACCGCTATCATCGGGACCATAAGATTTTAATTCTCTACCCACTACCTTTTTCCAAATAGAAACTGGAAAAGCTTTAAATTGACCGATAAATCTTATTACCTCTCCCATTCCAGTTCCTTTTCTTAATCCTTGGTTCATAATAGATCTAACTGCTGTATCTGGTTCTGGTGTTCCGTGCATAGCTTGATCTACTAAAACATTACGCCAAGTCATTTCTAAATCTCTTTTAAAATTTCTAATTTCTCTTTGACTTAATTTTTTTCCAGTATAATTAATAATTGATTCATCTGAAATTTCATTAACCATTTCAGCTGTCATATATCTTCTATCTTCAACATCTAAAGTTTTAATGGAACGCAACATATCCCATTTACCCTCATCAAAACCATAAAGTTTTAATAAATTTCTTTCTCTAACTTTTAAACTACCCCATTTAGTATCAGCTAACATTCCATAATGACGAGCTAAACCAATCGTCATTCCAGATTTTAAACTTGAAATCCATCTGTTCAAACTATTGTATTTAAAAAACATATTTTGTAGTTTTCCCATCGCTCCCCAGGTATCGCTACTTGAACCAAATTTATTACCCATAAAAGAGTGTATGGAATTACTCATAACTCCTAAAGATTCCATTGCAGCTTTATCTTGTGTTTTAAATAAAGCACCCATTGCTTCAAATAAACCATGTAAAAAACCTCTACCTTGGAAATTAGAGGTACTCATATACTGACCCAAATCTGCTATAGATGTTGGAGCCGCAAAACCTAATTTACCCATTGTTTGTATAGCTCTAACTGTCATACCGACTTTTGCCATAACAGCATTTCCTACACCATTAATTGAACCATCAATTTCTGAAAATTCATTTTTAAAAATATGAAAATTTAAATCTTTAGTTATTTTATGATCTTGATTTTTGTATGTTTTTCTTAAAATTGCTAAAGCTTTTTCAAAAGTAGCTTGTGGGTTAGTTCCAAGCTCTTGCATTAAAGCTATGTTTCTTGCAGAATTACTTAAAACTGCCATTACGCTTTCTTTTAATGATGGTTCTCCAAATTCTAAATCGTATTCGTGTCTAGCCGTTGCATCTTTAAAATGTAAAACTCTTGATGCGTTTAATCTATTTGCAACATTTCTAGTTCCATAAATACTGTTAGTTCCTCCATGTTTTAAATGATCGTTAGCCATTAAACTGTTATAGATACCATCTAAAATTTCATCTACTTTTCCTGGATCTCCAACATCGGGAAAAGTTCTTTCAATATCTAATCTTGGTTTAATATATTCTCTCCAAGCTACTCTGTTTTCCCCTACAGTTTTTAGACGTTTGCTTGCATTAGCCATTTTTTCTGTATTATGCCATTGTCTCGTAATCCAATCGTCAAGCTCTGCAATGTTGGCTCCTAAATCATTTAACCTTGTTCGCCAATCATTTTGAAATTTTTTTAAAATTTTAGAAATTACTAAAGCATTTTCATTTACAACTGTTTCTCCTAACATTGCTTGTTTTATCTCTAAATCAAAAATTCCATCGGTAAAATCATCCCACACATTATCGCCTAAATCTTTTATGGCTTGATATAATCTTGTTAATTCAACTACCTCGATAGTATCTTGTTTTGAACCAATGGAATTTCTGGCTAAAGTAGAAAATTCTTGAATACCAACAAGTATTCCCATTAATGCTTTTTTAGGTGTTAATTTTCCCTCTGATAATGCTACTGCATCAATTACTTTTTCTGCAATCTCTAAAGCTTTAATATTATTTTCAGCTAAATTTCTTTTTTTAAGAGCTTGTTCATATTCTAATTTACTTGCTACACCATCGGCAATTAAATCTTCCGTTTGCTCTTCTAAACTTTGAAATTTTCTTTCGTTAATTTTAATTTTAACTTCATCAAGAATATTATTTATTTGTTCATCTGGTAATAAATCTCCAGTTAATCTTTTAACTTCTTTAAAACATTTGCTTATTGTTTTAACTGTAGGATTTTTTTTAGCCATTAAGTTCCTCTTTTGACACAATTAGCTCCAGCTTTTATTGCGTTTCTAATTGTTGTTTTATTTTTAATGTTATTATCTATTTTATCTATTTCCGCTCTATCACTTTTTAAACCAATATCTATTTCGTCTAAATCTTCATCTTTAACGTCTAATTGTTTTTGATGTAATTTTTGTCTTTGATTTAAATTTTCTGCTTCTGCTTCAAGTTCAGTAGTATTTTTTTCTTTAAGGTTTAACTCTTCCCTTGCTATGTTTGTTGTATCATCTCTAACTTTTAAATTTGCTCTTTCTTTTTCTAATGCTTGATCGTTTGCTTTTTTCTTAGCTTCAAATATTTGTCTTTCTGTTCTTTGTAAATTTCTTAAATTTTGTAAATAAATTTTAGCAGATTTTCTATCTCCTTTTTTAATAGCATTTGCATATAAAGTTTTAAATTCTGAAATTTGATCGTCTAATTGATTTAATTGTTTATCTCCTGTTCTTGATTTATTTACAATTAAATCTCCAGTATCTACTTTTTCTCCTCTAATATGTTTGCCAACAGTATATTTTAATAAAGCTTGTTGATGCTCTGGAGAAATTGCAGCTAATCTTTGGTAAATATTTGGCTTACCTTGTACTTTTGCCATATAATCTCCTAATCTACCAAAGGCAAAATGAAATTTAGCACCAATTAATCCACCAGCTGCAACATTTATAAAAGCATCGTATTGATCGTAATCGGATTGTTGAGATCTATGTACTCCATAAACTATTGGCTCAACAGCTAAGTTTCCAACGAAACCCTCTACTGCACCTTTTTTTAATCTTGCTATATTTTTTCCAGATTTTGCAACCATAGCTGCAAATTTTCCTTGACCGATTACAGGAACGAAAGATGCACCAATGTTAATGGGATCTGCAAAACTTGTTGCTAAAGAAGTTAAAAAATAAGAACCTTTAGCCCACAAATTTTGTGGTCCCCTAGCAACTTTATTAGCTCTTTCTATTTCTAATTCTTTTCTTTTAACTAAATAATCAACAACAGATTGTCTAGTATCTTCTTTAAAATTTAAACCAAGTTTTCCATATTTTTCGTTTAATTCATTTCTATCAACTAAAGTGTTATCTTGATTATAAGCTGATAACTCTTCTCCTTTTCTCCATAAAGAATAAGTAGGATTGTAATTCCAAGTATTAACTATATTTGATTTTTGTGCCTCAAAAAAACCTACAGATAAATTATTAAATGTAGCTCCTATCTCTTCTTTTGATTTTTCAAATTGTCCGAAACCAACATTAATCATTATGCGCTTGGCTCCTCAAATACATCGTAAGTTTCAATGACAGTTAAAGGAGTTTTTGTACCTGGTGCATTGTAATCTGTATCTAAAAAATTAAATTCAATTTTTTGTCCAGAGCTATTTACTACTGGAACTTTAGTTCCATCAAACCAAGTAAAATGTAAAACTAAACCAGTAGAAGTATCATTTAATAACCACATATTATTATTTTGAATTGCACTTTTAACTCTAATATCTATATCTTCTTTTGATACTCCATCAATATCGCTATTACTTGCATAATGTTGATAACCATCTTTTCCCATAAAATTATCTAAATAACTTCCTTCTTCAACATCTAATTTAATTGCTTCAGATTTTGTTTGAACAATTCCTTGATTAACAAATTTTCCATTTACATCTTGGGGAATAAAATAAGTTTTTTCTGGAGCTATTGAATAATCACTTAAAAATTGATCTGTTGCACTATCAACTGCTTTATTCCAATCATTATTTTTATCATTATCTATTCTTAAAAGAGCTACTCTATATAAAGTTTTTTCTACCATTGCTTTATATTTAATAGCATCCTCAGTTCCTAAATTTTGATTTTCAATAACCTCTTCCCATTTTTCAAGATTGTTTGCTATTCTTTTTGTAATATCTTTTTTTGATGCAGATGTTTCATTTAAAGCATTTTTTTCTAAATCTTTAATGTCATGAGATTGTAAAATATCCTGGTTTAAAGCAGAACTATTGGTACTCATTGCTATAACAAAATGCTCTGGTAAGTTTTCTCCAGCCATTTGTTTCATAATTTGAGGTAAGTTCTCCTTGCCATACAATTCTCCAAAATTTAATAAGGTTGCTTTCTTTTCTTGCCATATTTTGTCTGGAGATGTAATTGTTAAGACAGCTGCTTGAACTTCTGATTTACTTAAATAAAATTGTTTGCTTTCTTCTATATCAAGTTCAATAAATTTTTGATCTAATAATAATTTTTTTTCTTTGATTAAAGATTTTATAGTTTCTTCGTCATTTGAATTTTGGATTCTATTATCTAAGTCTGCTAATTCTGGATCAATCTTATTTATATAACCAACTATATCATTTTCTTTAACTGCTTTTATTCTTTCTGAAATAGCATTTTGTATAACTACATTAGCTTTTCTTTTTGCTGCAATTTCGTCTCCAGTACCCTTTAATTCGTATAATTTAATTTGTGCTAAATCAGATTGTTTTGAGGTATGTACTTGTGATACTGCTCCTCTAACATAATTATTTACATCAACAGCTAATTTAACATCTTTATAAGTTTCATATCCCTCAAATAATTTTAAATTTTCTGATAAATCAACTTTACTTTCCAATCCTAATTTAGCTCTTTCTTCATCACTACCTATTTCTCCTAAAGCTTGTTGTTGTGCAGCTAAAGTAATTTTATTTTTTAACCTTGTATGATTTTCTGTATCTAAATTTTTATATTCTCCAGCATTAAATTTTTTTAAAGTTGCTTTAGCATCTTTACTTAAATCAGCTTGAATTTTTAAAACATCAATATTATTTAAAGTTTGAAATTCTAATTGTTTAAATTTATCGCCAAATAAATCATAATTACTTTGTGATGAAAAAAAAGCATTAAAGTCAATTAATGCTTGATTATGAGGTAATGTGCCTTTTTCATTATTTGATAATCTTTTTGTAATATTATCTAATTCATTTATTTTTAAAACTCTTGATTCATTTCTAAAATTAACAAAAGTCTTATCTCTTATGGAACCAGATTCACTAATAAATCTTTTATTCATATAATTTTTAAATAATTGTTTAGAAAATTTACCTTTAAGAGTTGGTAAAATTCTATCGTATTCTGCTTGCCAAGCTAATTTATATGATGTTAATGCTTCATCAGGTTTTGTACTTTCAGACAATTCATTAACAGTAGTACCTAATCCTTTTTTAGAATAAGAAGATCCTCCAGTTGGATGATCTGAAATAATATTTTCATCTATATTTTTACCAGCTTCAATAACTTCATTTTCAGATTTTTGTTGTTCGTATTTTACATAAAGTTTTTCGCCAGCAGCCATCATATTACCAAAAGCTCTGCCAGGAGCGGCAGCAGTATCTAATGATATTTTCATACCAGGAGTTGATGCTCTTTCCTTAACTTCAGTTGTTGGTCTAATTTGTGTTTGATATATTTTTATTGCCATGTTTCTCCTATACGAACATTCCAGCAGTTGATAATAAACTTTGTCCAGCTTGGTAGTAAGATACTTTTCTTGCAACAGCACCTCTGTATCTTTCTATGTTTGCTTCTGCTCTTTGATTAATTGCTTCGTTGTATTTTTGATCTCTAGCAACTTCAGCATTATATTTCATCATGTCTCTGTCTCTTTCTAAATTTAATTCATTCTCCATTAAAGTTTCTAAAACAGAACCAGAATAAGCAACGCCAGATGTTGCATAATTTGTAACGATTTGACCCCTTAATTTTTCTGCGTTATCGTTAAATCTTGGTAAATCAAATTTGGTATAAACAGCATAACCAGCTTTTGCTTCTTGTTCTTTAATCTGTGCATCTCTTTCCATAAGAGCTGCATTATAATTTGCTGCTGCTTGAGCAGCTTTTCCACCAATTAATGCACCAAAAAAACTCATACTATAATCCTCGCAAATCTATAAAAGTCCGATCCGTCTGGACCATAACCTTTCATTAAACCTTCTTCTTTTAAACCTAACCACTTAGCAAAACGGATTGCCAAATCGCAATCTGCTTTAACGCTAGTTTGTAATCTTTTAATTAAATTATTTTTTATCATCATGTCAGTTCTTTGCTTCATAACTCTTGCAAACGTTATTGGATAGTTATTTATTTCTTCTGTTGCCAAGACCCACCCTTCGGCAACGCCATCCCAGAGTGGAAACACTCCTCCAGCCGCTATGGGTTTGTTATTGACAATACCCGTGAACGACATCCCAACTTCTTTTAAAAAATAACCATACTTTTTATGTTCTGGTCTTAATTCTAAAAACTTACTATTTAAGGGTTGACTTAAAATGTAATGTGCGTGTTCATTTTCAAAAGGAATTATCTCAACTTTAGACACTTTCTGTCTCCAATCTTGGATATATTCCTAGGATCGTCATAGGTAATGCTTGTGGTTGTTGGATATAAACTAATCCTTCAGTTCCATATCCGGTATCAAATTCAACAGATTTATCTCCAGTAAATAATGGAATGGGTAAATCCATAGGAGATCCACTAGATCTGAAATCTATAGAAGTTAGATTGGCAGCATTGGGTCCAACGCTTGCGCCAACTGTATTTTGAAATCTAACTGATAAGTCGTAAATTCTTTTAGTCTTAGTTTGAGTTGTTTCTGTATAACCTTCGTCTAATCTCATTGTTTGTAAATCAGATGTATATAACAATCCAACTTTAGCTTGTTCAGTAGCATTGGTTATTGTAATGGCTCCACTTGAAACTGTTTTTGAGTTTTGTGCTGAACCTTCGCCAATGATGTCAACTACTTCTCCTTCTAAATGATCTAAACCAGAAAGACTTGAAGTTAAATCTCCCGTATAACTTAAACCACTATCTAAATAATGAAATGCAGTTAAATCTTCATTGAAATCAAATGGTGTAAAATATTCCACATATCTTCTTACAGCACCATTAATCCATCTTTTAACAATAACCCAAACTTGATCTTCATCTGCATCGCCATCAATAACAGCAACACTTTCTACTTTAGCATGAGTTAAAATATTATCTGTTTGCTCTGATGTATGAGCTGAAGTTAAACTAACAACAGTAGATAAAGTTTTATTTGTATAAAGTTTAAATTGATTGTCGTCTATTTTTTCAATGTAGTATTTTGTATTTTCAGACAAACCACCAATAGCAGTTCCCGTGTTATCATAATAAAAAATATCCCCAGTAGTAAAACCATGAGAAGCTGAATAAATAAAATTAGATGAAATATTAACACCTTGATAAATGTATTGAGTTGTGTCTGAACTAGGAGCAGATGTAAAAGATATGGCAGTTCCCGCAGTAGCGTTAGATGCGGTTGTTGCTAATTTGATTGTATTACTATCAGATGCGATAGCAAAATATAATGTTGAATTATTTAAACCACCAATCGCATTACTAGCTGCGTAATAATAAACTGGATCGCCAGTAGATAATCCGTGTGATGTTAAAGTTATGGTGTTGTTAGTTGTATTAACTATTGTTGTATTTGATGTAAAAGAAATTTGTTGATGAATAATGTTTTTTGTTGTGTCTGATTTACCACCAATAATATGTCTGTGCCAGGCAACAACATTTTCTAATCTATTATAAGTTAAACCAGATAATACTCCATCTGTTCTAACTCCCCAAACAACAGAATATGGTTCTTGTTGATAATCCATTTGCACAACGCCACTTTCTGTTATATGATCCGCCAAAATTGTTAAGTCTGGTGCAACATAACCATCAGTATCAAAGTTATAAGCAAGCTCTCTCACTTTCCTTTTAGCACGTTGTAAGAAAATAGTTGCGTTACCAATAGATAAAGCATCCACTCCCGCTGAACCATAGTTTGATTGTTTTCTAATATTTATATTTGTTGGAGTAATAGCATCTTGTGAAGAACCAGAACTAACGGCATATTCGCCACCGGTTGTCATACAAATTAAAGTTCTTGTTGCTTTTAAAGATTTAATCGCATTAACTTGATTTGATGCAATAGTATAAACCATAGCATCGTCAGCGTCTGTACCAGATGTCATATTCTCATAATCTCCAGATTTTGAGAAAAACATTGTTTGGGGTTGATCGGTTGTTGCAGCAAATACTAATCTTTGTTCAAAGAAAGAAACGCAAGCTGGATGACCCGTGGTATCTGAAAAGGAACCAAGTTGAAAAGATGCTGTGGCATCGGTATTGGTAAAAGCATCTGTAATCGTACAGACTACAACTGTAGTATTTGTTCTAGCCGTTATCTTTGCTTCGCCACCATTAAATTTTATTATTCTGCCAACATCTGTAGTTTGAAATCCTGTACCACCATTAATACCAACTATAGCACTAGCTGTAATATTAACACCCGTTCCCGTACCTGATGATGCTGGAGTTAAAGTAGTTGCCGTAGTATTGGCATCCATGTAGGGTCCCTTAGTTCCAAAATCTACTTCTGTTAATGTCCAGGAAGTATGACCCGTTCTTGAAAGTTTCATTACTTCGTGAGAGTTGTGGCAGATATACATAACGTCTGCGGATTGTGCGAATTTTAAATCGAAAAGTTGAGCTGTCGTATATTCAGTTGTTATTTGATAAATTTTATTGGCAACTCCACCAGATGAATAAGATGTGTAGCCAGATGAATTAATATCATTACCATCAACGTCTTGTAATTCAAAGGTGTTAGTAGTTTTGTCAGCTACTTTAAATGTTTTACCATTTACTTCCGTCATTCCTACAACGCCAGAAATATTTACAAAATCTCCATTAGAATAACCATGCGAGCTAGATGTAACCACGGCTGGATTAGCAGAAGTTATTGCAGTAATAGTTTTATTACCTTCTGTAATTTGTCCGTTGTCTTTAAAGAAACGAATATATTGATTACCAAATTCTAAAACGTAAGTTTGTTCAGTTGAAAATGAAAATGGAATTAATCTTGTTGAATTAGCAGATGTTTTAACTTCAGAAACAAAATAAGTACCTGGTCGTCTCGTTACTGGACCATGTGGTAATACAACAAAATTTTCAATGTTGCTTGCGCCATTAAAGTATTTGGCAAAATCTGTTCTACCCTCCATAGAGGATGAAAGCTCCCCAGCCGTAAAGCTCGGTATGCTTAAAAGTTGTTTAGGCATATTTAGTATCTACTGTTTATAAAATCTTCTGTTATTATTTGATCTGTTGGTGCAAGATTAGGATCAGTATTATATCCTTCACTTGCGTCTGTATGTCTTGCTTCAGATAATTTTGCTTGGTATTTTTCTGCCATAAGTTTTGCAACTTGCAGATTTGATGTTATGGCATAAGCTATATCTTGTGCTAAACAAGCTGATATAGTTTCTCTTAATAAAACATCTAATTGATTAACATCTGATTCCATGGCTAGATAAATTAAATAGACTTCACTTTCTTCTATTAATAATTTTCTACCCTCAATTTTGTAATCTGAATTGTAATCTTTAATTTGTAAAACACGCAAGCAATCACTTGGTAAAGTATATTGATAAGAAAAACCCCAAGCTGGAGTATCGCTGTCTTGCGCTAATTGAACTCTCTTAACTAAACAGTTCCAAGGATGAGATCTATAAACCGCATCTCTAACTGTTTCATATCTTTCGTTGCATATTCTTGCATTTTTAGAATTTTCAGTAAGAGCTGTAATAGAACTAGCTCCTAATTGATTTAATGCTGAATTACAAATTTGTACTACTGATGCCATATTAATCCTTTTTAATTATATATTTTCTTCTTAATGTTCTTGGTTTTGTTAAAGCAAATATTTCTGCTTCTGTTAATTCTTCTTTAGTATCAAAACCATAATGATACTTGTTATCGTTTTTAAATCTGTCTACCAAAACGTATCTATAAATATGATTTCCACTTTTAAAATGTAAGACAAGTTTTGGTTTATCTAACTTTTTTATCATTGCATCCTAGGCGGGTTCCACTCTCGCTTTCCCCGCCTAAAATTCTTTTTTTCTAGTTAACAACGTAGTGTATGCAGAAAGACATATCGCCTTCAGTTCCACCCGCAGCAGCCATAGTAGCCGCTATGTAGTAGAAACCTCCAGGATCTGAACTTGCTCCAGCCATTTCCCACATTGCTTTACCAGCAGTATTAATGTCAGCAGCTTCGTGTCTTACATCTGCCATTGCAGCAGCATCAGCTACCGCAGTTGCGAAGTAATCTTCGTCTACTACTGTTCCATTACTTTGATAAATTCCAACATTGAAAGTACATGAACCGCCAAATGTATCTGATCCTACCCATATTTGAGGTACAATCGCATTACTTGGTATCGGTGCAAGCATAACAATATCGTCATCATCACTATCGCCAGCTGCTACAACTATAGTGCCTTGTGCAACACGAAGAACTCCGTGTAAAAGACCACTATCTGTAAGAACTGGTGGCGTAGCTTCAAAATTTGCTACTAAGTCTGAGTTTTTAGTTCCCATTGTGATTTTCTCCTATTCTATTGATTATGCTTCATGACAAGGAATTTGAACAACTTTTTCTTCTTCCATACGAACTGCTCCCAAACTCATTGAGTAATAAACCTGAGTTGAGTAAGACTTGTCAGCTCTTTCAGAAATTTTTGCAGAAATATCCTTACCGATACCTAATTTAATAGCATCTTCAGTATATGCAAAAACTAATCTGTCAGTAGTGTTAGTTGCATCCTTGTTCAATCTAGTTGACATTATAAACTCAAATCCTAAGTAGGAATTGATAGCTCCAGTTGCTAAAGCACGAACTACGTTGTAATCCGAACTTGTAACCTGAGTTGTTCCTAATAGATCTGATATTTGTTGTGGTCCGCAAACAATGTATCTCTTCAATGAAGGGTCAACATCGTTATCATCTAAGATTTTCTTCGCAGCCAAAAGTTTAGCAATAGTCAAACCATCTGATTGATCTGAAGTTGCTGTTTTTTGTCCAGAAGGTAGAGCTGTAGATGTACCACCAGCTACACCAGTATTCGCAGAAGCGTTGAACGCTGTAATAATTACATCATCCATTGCTCTGTTCATAGCTGCCGCAGCCGCTCTAGCGTATGAGCTAGTTGGGTCTACAAGCATTCTAACTTTGTCAACATCGTCAACTAAGTCAGCCCATTCGTAGTCAGCCAAGCTCAATCTTCTTCTGCTATGAGGAGTGTCGATCTGAGGTGTATCGCCATGTCTACTCGTTCTTAATTGAGCAGCAGTAACTCCGACTTGATCGAAGAAAGCGTTTTTCCCAGTTATTTTTTCCACATCAACAGAAGATCTTAATTTACTTCCCATTTGTTGAGAAAGCATAGCAACATTAGAGCTATACTGCTCAACGAAAGAAGTAGTTATTTGTGAACTCATAATAAGTTCCTCCCGTTATTGTTTATGTTAATGTTAAATCGGATGATTATCCTTACGGGTCGCTCCTCGATTTTAGTTCTCCTGGAACCTATACTTTCATAGTGTCAACTAGGGTCTTTCGATTATCCTAATTATTTTCAGCTATACTTGATTTTTCTTTTCTCGTAAAGCCAAAACTTCTTCAACCGCTGCCTGATGGTTTATATGGTTTTTATCCCAATAAGCTGAACCAACTTGCGTTAGTTCTCCAATTTGCTTTTCAATTTGGTTTGGTGTCAAATAAGCTGGTCCAGATGCTTGTGTTATAGTATCTTCTCCCATTTTACTTGCTAATTCTGCAAATGCTTTAATCATAACCGGATGATCTCCCAGTTTAGTTCCATCTGCTAAATTAGTATCAAAAAGCTCAGTAGCACCAACTGATTTTGCTAAAGTTGCTGCTTGGTTAATTTTTTGATCGAATGCTTGACCCCACTCTTGTTTAAGTTCCTTTGTGCTATTTTCTCTAGCAGCAAGAGCTTTACTGTCAGCATCTTGTATAGACTTAGCTGTCATTTCATTATAAAATTTAACAACACCATTAGCTTGTGTTGGTAATAATCCCAACTTATGCGCTTGGTTTGAAAATTCTTTTAATGATGCTTCATCCACTTGTTTGTCTTGTGGTAAGTCATATTTATATCCATCAGCAGATTTTGGTCTACCTAGTTTTTCATAAACTGCATCCCAATCCTTATCTGTTGCATATTTGTTTGGAACTGGAATTTTATCCGATCCAACCATTTTTTGTGCGTGGACATAAGACTTTGCTAAACCTTCTATATCTTTAATATTCTCTAAAGATTTATCAGATCTTATTTCTTCAGAAAGACTAGCTTTCCAATCTGTAGTTGCTTGTGGAGTTTCTGTTTTAGGGTCTCCAGACAGTACCGATGGTTGTTCAACCGGTGCTGCTACCTCTTGATTTTCGCTTGACATTTTTATTCTCCTTTTTTGTTAAGCATATTTTTAATGAACAAGACTACTGATCTTGTTCCTTCTAAAAATGCGCTTTCATGACTATCTCCTTTAATGTGAGTAGTGCTATGATAGCTGCATCTCTTTTCTAAATCTTCCAATACTTTTTTACCATTGTCAGATTCAAAAACTTGTTTGTAAGCAATAGTTAATTGCTTTAAATCATTATTGTTCATTAGCCACCTTTAGAGCGGGTGCTACTTTACCAGCTGCTTCAGCGACTTGCTGTGCTTGTTGTAATTGCATTTGCTCCATTTCGGCTTGTTGTTTTTGTTGTTGGATTTGTTGTACCTCTGCTTTTGATCTCATAATTTTAGCTGGTAATCCTAAAACATCTTGAACATGATTAACTAAACCATCTATGTCTATGTAATCAAATACTGGTGCAATGTTTTGCATTGAACCAAATATTTCTATTCCTCTCATGATAGATGAAAGCTCTTGTGTCTTTTGAGCTTTGGCTAAAGGAGAAACATATTCTATTTCAACGTCTTGTTCTCCTAACATTTCTGGCATTTGAGGTAATTTATTATTTTTAAGTAATAAATTAAAAGCTCTAGTAATTAATGGTTGTAATAATTCAGATTGTAATCTTCCTAATACTGGACCCAACAATCTCATCTTTTCTTCAGTTCTTTGCATAACTTCAGTTGCCGTCATATTAACACCTTGTACTGTCATTAATTGGTCGACAAAGAAATTTTCTCTAATTGCTTTTCTTCTTTGTTCTTCCATTTGCAAACCTAAAGGTTGGTTGCTACCAATATTTAATGGTTCAATTCTTTCTCTAGTTCCAGATCTATAGAAATTTAATCCACCAGGAACAGTTCTAATTGGTAAAATAAAACCATCATCAGGAACCATTAAAGGTGGGTCAATTTGTTTTTGAGCTGCTTTAATAGATACCTTAGACATCGTGTTTAACATCTTAGTATCAGGTAAAGCATTCATCGCTGGCGATCTGCCATACACTTCGTTTGAAGAAGATTTTAAATATCTTGGAACGACATAAGGAAATTCTTTAAATCCACTTTCTCTTAACAATGTACTTGTTTTTTCGTGAACATGGCAAGATACCCAATCCATATTTTTACTATTGTCATATCCCATCTTAACTTCATTAGGATAAACTGAATGTAATATAACAGCATCATCATAAGGTGCTTTTTCAATATCTGTTATTATAGATCTTGGTAATTGCGCATCTGGATACATTAATGGAATGTTTTTATTTTTAATATGAAATCTTCTAGTTAAGCTATCCACTAATCCTTTTTCATTTTCAGTAATAAATATTTCTGAAATGTGAATTGTTTTAAATCTTAAATCATCTTTAGGATCATCCGTAATAAACATCGCAGACGTACCAAACGCTAATAGTTCGTGGTATAATTCAAATATTTCTTGTTGGAAGTTTGATCTAGCAAAGACTTGCTGCATAACTTTTGCACAGCTTTCTAACCATTCGTTAGCTTCGTCATCTTGACTTATAATTTCATTTCTAAATTTTAATATAAACCAAGGGGAAACAGTATTGGTTAGCATACCATTTAAACTAGCTGATAATAATTCTAATGCGTGTGTGGCTGTACCATCATAAACTTGGTCGTGCCTTTTATCGCCTTTTGTATGTTTAATAGTTATGTTTGCTTTTCTTGGTAAGAAATAATCAGCAATATCTTGCCAATGATCTTCCCAAGTAACCCTTTGTGCTTTGAGAGTTTTATATCTCTCAATAACCATTTTTGCTTTTGGTTCTACTGCCATCTATCCTCCGAGTAATGATTTCTTAGTTGTTGTTAATGCGTTGTCGCCTAAACCTTTTGCTCCAGTTAATATTGTCGATGATCTACCTTTGCCTCGCATAATACCCGTAGCATCAGTTGTTGTTGCTTGTGATACTTCAGCTTTAGTTGGAGCTGGTGTATAAACTGGTGCGGGTGCTGGTGGTTTTGGTAATATTTTTCTTGCTACTCCTCCCATACTAATATCCTCCTAATAAAGTTTTCTTTGTTGATGTTTCATCATCTTCTAAACCTTTAGCTGATGTTAAAATAGTAGATGCTCTTCCCGTTCTCGCAGCTCTTATTTTTCTTTCCTTTTCTGCTATGGCTGCTTTTCTATCCGCATCTTCGTAAGAAGGTGGGTCAGGCATAGGTGCTGGTGCTGGCGGTAAAGCCGGCATCGATACTTTTGGCATTAAAAATCCCATATTATATTTCTCCGTGTATTAAATAATCATTGACAGCGGTTTTCTGCGCTGCAACTTTTTCTCTTGGTAGTTCGGTTATTGCTAAAGCCATGTATCTTGCGCTATCGCAAGCATGGCTAGACCAATCCTTAACTGGTTTATTACTAAACATCTTCATCTTTTCGTTATACTTACGATGATGATGTCGTAAAGCATTAATTAATGGTTTTGTACTTTCTATATCAAACCAGCATTTTGGCAGAACCATTTTTAAACTGTGGATACCATCTTCTAAAGGTATCTTAGGTAAGATTTTAAATCTTACTCCAAGCTGGTAAGCAACTTCCCTTCTGGTTTTACCAGAGGAAAATTCGGTAACTTCTATGTCATGGGGAGCAAAATGTTCTCCATAAACATAATCTTTATCTTTTATCATTTGAACGTAATGTGGCAACCCCTCTCGATTATTTTCATAATAATCAATAACCATTATTTGATTTCCTAATTGTTGAAAAAAAATAATAGCCGTGCTGTCATCTACGCCAATATCCCAAGCGGTATTAACCACTAACGCTGGATCGTAACCCACTCTGGTTAATTGCTTTTTCTCTTCTAAATTCTTAATAATTTCTCCATAGATTGCACCTTCAATGTTTGCAATCCAATCGCATTCAAACTCTTGCTTATACTTTGATTCTCCCATTTGAGCTTTTGCCGCATCTAGCTCTTCCTGGTCGATAACTTTAGTCTCACTCGCTTTAGCCGTATAAGCTAACCACTTATCATCTGATAAAGCGTGCTGGTATAATTCATAAAAAATATTACTCATACCCGCTGGGGTTCCTATAAAATAACAAAAACCCTTCCTATCAGATAACGCTGGTCTAATAATTTCGTTCCATAACCTCGGATCTATTTGCGCTACCTCATCTATACAAACTCCGTCAAGGAATAATCCCCTTAGTGAATCTGGCTGTTCAGAAGATAACAAGGTTATTCTGCTGCCATTCGGCAAATCACATCTAAGTTCCGTTTCGTGAAACCTAACCCCTGGTATTCCTCCGGCAAACATCTTCATATAATCCCAAGCGATACTTTTAGCTTGCTTATAAGTAGGTGCTATATATGCGAACCTAGGGTTTTTAAGTTTGTTTGTAAGTGCAGCTTTTATTAAATGATTAATAATTGCCACACTTTTGCCAAACCTACGATGGCACGATAATACCGCAAACCTATATCGATCTAATTCCTTATGCAGTTTTGCCTGTAAGGGTCTTGGGGTATAGGGTATTTTTACGTGCATTATAAAATCGCTAATATTACTATTAAAGCTGCAACACCTATAACCACTTTTTTGTGATCTCTCCAATAATGTTTAGCTTCATGAATAAGTAAATTTATATCCATTATCCCTCCTTAGTGAATTGTTGGTAAATCAAACATCTCGTGTATTGATTTATAGTCTATGCCGCTATTCTTCATTAATCTTTTTAAAAACTTATCAGCATGGGTTTTATCCTCAAATCCGTTTAGGTGGATTATTAATCCCCCCGTCTCCTCTGCGGTAAATACCATTGCTGTTATTAATTTGTTTTTAATGTTATCCATAGTGTTTGTGTGTGTTTGTGTCTTGAAGTCCCGATATATATATTTATAATTTATGCGCCTCGTTTTTGGTGTATATGGGGGTCTTGCAAACTGAAAACTAACTTTTTTTCTACGTTTTTAATGGGTCTTAGGTACAATACCTACAGAATATCCATATACATCAATACTTATTCAATAATTTTAGAGTGGTCCAAGTGTAATCCGGTATAGCTCACACTACCAGAACTGCATAACGCGGGTGCGAGAGCGTGCCACTCGCATACAGATACGAACAATCCACCCACTCCAACCAGATAGCTCAACCAATATGATAGGCATAAAAAAACCCAGGAGAGATCACTCTCTCCCAGGTTAATTGATTTTATTATTAATTTAATTCTTTTGTATGTGTTGCAGCTATACAAGTTTTATTTTTTGGATTGTACGTTGCAGACTTAACACAAACACCATCTACAAAAAACTCATACAATCTAGTTCCATCTTTTTGCTCTGTGTGTTTTGTTTTATGCTTTAAAAATTCAAAACTATTTTTTGAACTTGTGCCAATATATATAGTTGTGTGTGTTGTCTCGTTTGTTCCGTAAGCTCTACCACTCTTATAACTTGGCGCATAAACGTCATTCCATATTTTATATTGTTTCATTTTATTGCTCCTTATTTAGTTAATAAGGATCAATAACATAGACGTTGCTCGTTTGTCAACCTTAAATATGGATAAATACATATTTTTATTTTAGCTAATAAAATAACCTTTTTAATTGTTTTTTATGCTAATAAAAAACCCCAGTAAGCGTTAAACTCAACTGGGGTTAATTATCTTTTAATTATCTTTTGTAATATTCCTTTAAAAATTTATAACCAATTTTAATATGTCTTTTTATTCTTTTATAATCTTCATCTTTTAGGTTTTGTTTTGTAATTTCATCAGTTAAATCACTAGCACCTGACAAAACCATTTCTAATATGTTTGTTGCTTGTACTAATTTATTAGATTTATCTGTCATTGAGACACCTCCACTCTATCAGTAGAGATATTAAAGTTGTAAGCGAAAGGAAACTCATTAAGCAAACTTTGTTTTGTGTCTGCTAACTTTCCAAGCTCAGCAACCTTCTCGATTTTAACAGCTCCAGTAGTATAAAACAAATCAACCAAAGCAGTTATCTTATATTGTACTTTTGTTTTTTTCATAAGTACCTCCTAATGATTTGCTTATATCATTAAGATTGACAATCTGTCAACACCTAATATGGATATACGTCAACTATTTATTTGATAGCTCTTGTATAGGTGTTTTAGGTACTTCTTCCACAATTTCTTTAGCTTGAATAAGATTGTTCTCATTTTCAGGAATATCCCATTGAATGATTAATTTTGTATCTTGCTTAACCTCTTGCTTAATTTTATCGCCAAATACACCAGAAGCCAGTTTAGAAGCGAGCCAGCGGCTCATCGCTAATTTTTCCCTTACCCACATCATATGTTGATTGTCTTGGGGTGTTTCTAATTCTTCGTTAATTTTGTCAATAATGGTAAAGCAACCAGTTTCTCTTGCTTGTCGGATCTTGTTTTGTAATTTCTCGTCATTTCTCATATATCTATAAAATACAGATAAAGATGGCATTGACTTATCCTTACAAATTTTAGTTAATGGTTCTCCTAATTCAATTCGTTCTATTATTTTGTTGAGGGTTTCTTCCGGTATGAGACTTCGTTTATTTTGCTTTTGATCCATTGTTGTATTTCTTCTTCAGTTTTGTTCTTTAAAAATTTTAAATTCCTTAATGCCTTTATTCTGCCTTCAAGTGATGTTGGTCCAGTAGAAAAACCTCCGTGAAACTTGCAGCGATACTTACCTGAAGTTTTTTGAAAATAACCTTTGCAGAGACATTGTTTTGTAAATTTACTTCCCCTTGTGTAACTCTCGCATTGTATTTTTTTTAAGGGTCTACCAACCACAGTATATAGTTCCTATTATTAAATTAAATCAATTCTGTCTAGTAAAGATTTATCTAGGTTAAACTCTAAATCTAAAATAGCTTGTTTATATCGTCTTTTGATTGTAACTCTATGACAACCAAACATCCTAGCAAGAGCAACCCAGGAATAACGTCTTGCTCTCTTCCAAATCAACTTCCTATCGTTAGGTTTAGCTTTTCCTAATAAGTCTATGGCTAATTCCCAGCAAGCTATTTGCTTTGAGTTTGCTCTAAGTTTTAAACCCTTTTTCTGCCAAAACCCAAGATCCTTTGGATCATGGCTCATCTTTAAAATATCATACATTTTAGGAGTTTTAGGTTTTATAGCGTTTAAACCAGGCATTAAACGTTCAGTTGTACCAGCAACCTCAAAGATTTCTATTATCTTTCCAGCTCTTAACTTCATGCCACCTTCTCGATGGCACTAAACTTTTTTATTGGCTCATCCTTTTTAAATGTATGTTTGCGGATTAAATTCCCTTTTTTGTTTCTATATTCAATATAATGACCCTCTTTTCCACATTCTATGTATGTTTCCCCTTCATATTCTATAGAATGTTTAGCAACTGGGGTGTAGGAAGATGCTCTATTATAGTTATTCCTATTATTAAACCTATTCTTAGTTAAGTAAGATGGTTTTATTAATATACGACTATTTGGCTCATCAGAAGAGCCAACGAGTCTCCTCACTCTTTTCTGTATGTTTTCTTGTAATATTTTCTGCCGTGTTAATAGGTATAAATTGCTAGAACTTAGCCGTTTCGTACTAATCAACTTTAGCTTGGCAAGGTGTTTAACTGATCTTTGTATGGAACGTCTTGATAACCCAGTTCGCTTTTGAATTGTGGCATATCTTGGGTAACATTTACCATCCGCCTTATTCATAAATGAGACTAGCGCAAAATAAACCCTAACATCTATGGAACTAAGACGTTTATCAGCCAGGATATTTATATCGCCAACGAAATATAAACTCATCTCTTCCCCTCACAAATTAAATCGTGCCGTTCCTGGAGTAATTGCATCACTTGCAACCAACCATCCGGCATCATAAACATTTCCTCAGACTTATAAGGTGTTAGCTGCTTAATTCTAAATGACGTAATAGACGAGCCATCAACCTTATAAAAAACCAGGAAACTTGGCAGACCAGCTAATTCGGCTAATTTCTTTGTAGTTGTAGTTGTTTTATAAGTTTGTCCAACGTCAAAAGCAGTTTCAGCTAGATACAAAGGAGTTTTACATTTTAAACAAGTTCCGCATCCATCAATGTCAATCATTCCGAGCTTTTGCGGTAAAGCTCTATGCCATAAAGAATAAGCTGAAAACTTTACATCCTTATAATAAATATCCCTAGCCATTAACCACCAGCATATAAATTGATAAAAAAACTATGAAAGATAAACCAGAAAAGATAATGATAAAAATTTTATCCATTAAAGCTCTCCCTTATTCCTAAATTGATTAAGTTGTTCTTTTAATTTAACTTCTAATTCCTTAATTCTAAATTCGGCAGCAGATAACTTCTTTTGCAAATCCCCATTTAGTTCCTTATGAGACTTGCTAATTATTTGAAAGTTAGAGTTTTCTTCAACTAATCTTTTATTAGCTTCATTAAGTTTTTTAATTTCTTGATCTTTTTTATCTAAAATATCAGCCATAACAAAACTCCCCATCGCAATAACCACAAAGCAATAAACTCTCTCCTTCCCAACCTTCCTTTAAAATATCATTACTTGGATGATCTATATCGCAACAACCAGCACTTAGAGCTTTTGGATATTTATTAACCCACTTCATATAAGTTTTACAAAATTTATCCCACTCAACCTTATAAATATCTATTGTTTGATTTTGTGTTTCCTTTGGAAATAAAATTAAAGCTACAACAATAAATAAAAATAAATATTTCATATCCAATCAACCTCGGGTAATCCGTTATAATTTTTATCAAAAATAAACCAGGCAAAAGCCATTAATCCATTTCCACCAAATTTAATTCTTCTAGAAAATATCCAAATTTTTTTTAATTTTTTTTGAAAAAAAACCAATTCTTTTCTTTTTAATCCTTCTAAAAAAGATAATTTATTAAGCATAGCCACTTGATTATTGGCTTGTTTTAACGCTCTTATTGTAAATTCAGTTGAAAGATTAAATGGTGGATTTGTAATAATGTTATCAAACTTTTTATCAGATTTTAAAAAATCAATACCAGTTTCCCCATAACCTCTATCTATTAAATCAGAGCTATAAACTTCATAACCTTTATCAATCATAACTTTAGACATAGAGCCATCCCCGCAAGCGCATTCCCAAATATTTCCATTAAAATTTTCTCTATCTAATAAAGATTGAGTCGCCTCTGGAGGAGTTGGATAAAAGTCATTTTTTACCCTATTTCCTTTTGAGTTGTGTCCAACATAAGCTAAAGCAGAGCTTGTTTTCATTTAATCACTATCTCCGTAACCTCTTGAACCCAAGCACCAGGAATTGTATTTAGATTTCCTACTTCAAGCGTTCCATCATCATCTATGGAATAGTCGGCAAAGATTGTGATTTTTTCTCTTGTTTTGAGTAATTGATAACCTTTACTATAGCAGACAGCGGGTTTAATTCGTATTGCTTTAGAGATTGACATCCACTCGTTGCTAGCCAAACAATCAAGCCACTTAACTTCAACAAACGGATAATCATCAATGGTTCCTGTTAGTTTCTTTTTCTTTCTACTCATAAAAGCTAGAAGGTTTGACTTTTCCTTTTGTCTTTTGGGAGATCAGTTTCATAAACTCTGGTCTAGGTATTCTCTCCTTATTGCACCAACGAAATACTGTTGATCCAGGAGATGTGCCTTTAATTCCTAAAAATTCAGCTAGCTTTTTATGTGATAGATTTTTTGATTTTCTAAATGTTTCTAATTGCATGATTTTCTTATATGGATAATTACCAATTTGACAAGTAAATATCCATATTTGATGTGGATATTGTGGTATAAAACCTAAGATT